TAAACATATAATTTACCTAATTGATAAAATGGTTGCTCATGTTCTACAAATTTAACCTCAAATAACCTTTGCCCTAAAGGAAAGTATATCAAATCTCCTTCTCTAGGTCTTGATGCTAAAACAATTTCTTCATCACTTTCTGATTCTAAAAAGGGAGAAATGAAATCCTCAAATCTTTCTTTGGAAATGATTAAACTCAAATCATCTTTCAGAGACATTCCAAATTTGGTAAGAATATCCCCCTGTCCACTATATCCTTCGTAATTGTTTATGTATGCTTCTAATGCAAAATTATCGTCAAATTTGGATGAAGAAACTTCTCTAAGTATAGTTTCTCTTCTCACAAATTTTCGGGGAATATAAATTACTTCTACGCCATAAATTCTCAACTGCTCATTGATTAACTCCTGAACAAGTCTTTGCTCATTTGGTGAACCTTGAAGAAAAAAGGGATTTAGTGCCATTATTATCCAATAAAATCGTAAGGTGGTAGTTCATATTCGAGTGCCATTCTCTGTTTTATATCTTCCAACTCTCTTCCAGCATCTTCATATAGTTCTCTACCATTTAGTTCAATTCCGCCTGGCAATTTAACTCCTCTGAATTTAATTAGGTTCTGCCCCCACTGCTTCTTCATAAGTGAAGTTAGATATTTCTTTAAAAAACTATCGTTATAAACGTCAGTAAATGTATTTGGATCTAAAATTCTATAACAATCTATTATTAGGAAGGTTCCGACTTGCTGAGATCCCCAATCAATATCTAAATACATCCTATTCTGCCTTTTATTGAATCTTATCTGCTTATCAGTACTTAAAAGAAAATCAATATCCTCAAGATAACTTTTTACCATCGAATATTGTAGTAAATCAATTGAATTGAAATAATATAAGTCATTTAGAAATAGTTGATATTTAATGCTAAACATACCTCTAGAGATAGAACTGGCATCAAATTTAAAAACTTTTTCGATTCCAATTACCGAATCTGGAACCTGAATAAAATTTGATGTCTCATAAAAATTAGAGGTAATTGTTCCAAGACCTGATATATTTGTTGATGTTCCTGTTGTAGTTACTAATCCAACACCACTTCCTCTTGATGCAGTTCCTCTGTTAATATCGTCTTGAGTAAATTGATACTTTAAATACATTCTCTCCACGCCATCAAAGTGCCTCTCCTGGAAGTACTGAAGGGCATCATCGACTAAATCATCTATTTGGTCATCGGCAAGGTTAATCTCCAATACAGGGGCACCTAAGCGTCTTAGGCAATAGTCTACGAGTTCTTGTCTACTTGCTGGCTTAGACACTAATAAGTTCCTCCATCTATAACACTGGACCAGGTTGGTATTCCTGAATTGTCGGTTGTAAGTATATAGTTAGTTTCTGATATTGCTGCCGCAGTTGTGCCCGTAGAAACTAATTGGTCATTCGGATCAAAGTATGCAATACCATAAGGTTGTCCTGGCGGATAATAAAATGACTGCCCTACGGTAAGAATTCCGGTAATATTTGCATTACGAGCAGTAAATTCATCAAATACTAAATCATCACTAACATAAAGATCGCCATCAATATAAACATCATTTCTAAAGGTTGCAATACCTACAAATGTAGATACTCCACTAACACTAAGGGATGTAACTGATGCTATTCCACCAATTACATTTGTTGCGATTTCAGCAAAATCCGCAAAAGCAGATCCACCACTGATGGATGAAATTATTTTGACCGAATTTTGTTGTCCGACTCTAACGACTGAATTTTGTTGTCCGACTCTAACTTTGATATCAGACATTAACGAGTAACTCCCTCTCTTACAAGAACCATTCCCTCAATTACTCTTGTTTTAACACCATCTCTAGTAATAACTACATCATACACATATCTTCCAGGTTTTAAATCTACTGTTTGATTGGAAGTTAAAGAAATAATAATTTTTCCCAATGTGTTTGGCACTGAGATACTAGAAGTAAAGGTGGTAAATGTTGAACTGCCAGAATACTTTCTCATCTGTGCCGATGCAGTATATCCAGTTAAATCCAGAGCAGAATCGCTATCACTAGATTCTAATGTAAAAGATTGAGAAAAATCTGTGCCTGAATTGACTACAAGGTTATTAACATATACGGATGCCATTTATTCTAATATATCTACTTCTTATTTATAATTGAATTGCACCAAGAGAAGAAATAGTTTCTTGTTGCTTCAAATATAATTTACAATAAAGTTTTGAAAAATTTTTCAGTTCTTCAAAACTCAATTCATCAATAAACCTAGACTGCTTTTCATATTCGAATAATTTACTCACACTTTCTAATTTAATTTCATTTGGATCCATTTAGCAATTCTCTCAATAAAGATTTAATTTCATCAATATCTTGTTTAATCATATCCAATTCTTTTTTTTGAGATTCCCTATTATTAACTATATTGAGATATTGATTATATGACGTAGAATCGCAATTAACAATAGCTCCGCTATGTTCATCTCTATAAAGATTTGTATGTCCCTTTACTCTAATCATCTTACTGCAATTGTTCTGAGTTCTTTGATTCTTGGTGGATATGCCTGATTAGTTCCGGACATTACAATTTTAATCACATATCCATTAAACAATCCAAGATTATTGGCAGTAAATTCATATTCTTTAAATTGATTATCCAAACTGGAACTCACAAAAGAATCAGGTTTTCCATTATTTAGAGAAGGGTCAACTACCGAAAGTCCTGATGCAGTAAATGTAAGATTATCATAACCGGGGAATAGTTCAAATGATTGTTCGACTTCAGAAGAGTCTGGTCTAAACAGACTGTAAAGAACTCTAAAGTCAGCAGATTCGTGGCGATATGCAGATAAAATAACTTTAAGAGAAGTTGCAGGATTCACCAAATTTACTGCCCTTGAAACATATACCACGGCGTGTGGGTCATCTAGTATGGAATTAGATCTTCCATCTAATGCATAATCAGAAACTGGACTGTTTAAACGACTGGAAATAAACTCGGTAAATGCAGAATCTAAGTGTATCATAGGTGATAAATTAGAATCTGTTGTACTTAAGGTTATTCCTGTAGTAAATGATTTATTTCTGGGTAAATTATTAAGATATTCAGTTTCATTTTCTTTGGAGCATACAAGTCTCACACTTTTCAGGGTATTCAATGCATTCAACTGAACTGGTTCAAATCCATTATCCAAGAATGAAGTCTCATTTCCACTTATACTTGTTCCGGAAACAGTTCTAATTGCTGCAGAAACAGATGTAGAAGATCCCGGAGTAATGAGGTCATATGTTGGTACTATTGAACTATAAAGGATATTTTCACTTGCAAGAACTTTAGATCCACCTAATGTTGATTCCGAGGTAAACTGTAGTTGTGGTGCATTTGCAGCACTTCCACTGATAAGTCCATCAATACTTCTATTTTCTCCATTTGCGGTTCTATCAATTTGGAGATAATATCCATCTAGTCCGATATCTAAATCATCGATGTCATGAGTTTTATTAATTCTTCTTAAAGAAACTCCATTCATCTCATACTTGTACATTAAAGTATTGACATTATGATCAATTGAAATGGTGGAATCAATACCTCTAGTAATAGTACCTAAGAATCCACTCCCAATAGACTGATATTTAATTATTTCATTTCCAATTTTTACATATCCACCAGGATTAGATCCACTTACAGAAACTCCTTCAAAAGTTGCAAAGTTTGAAGTATCTCCGATAGCAATTGTTGTTGATGTTGATATTAAAGATGAAGTAATTACAACTGGTGCGGTACTAGATTCTGCATCATAAATTCTAAGTTTGTTTGTATTTCCATACATTCCGTGATCAAAATGCTCTACTCTTAAATAATTTCCAGAATATTGATTAGTTGAAGGCGTGAAGTTTCTAATTGTAGTGCTTGCTAGAGAAACTATTGTATTAGAATTATTGTAGTAACTTAATCCCGCACCAACTGTAAAAGTATCCCCCTGAATATTTCCCAAATAGAGTGTATCCACTCCAGTAATTGATGAAATTGTAATTCTTGCATCCCTACCCTTACTACCCACAACTGTAGAAGTTACAATACCAACAACATCTCCTTCTTTGTAACCATTTCCAGGATTTACGGTTGTTATTCCGGTTATTGCTCCAGAAGTTGCTGTAATATTTAATACAAGTCCAGAACCATTTCCAATTATGTTAAATGTATTTACTGGAGTTGCAGTTGTAGTATAATTACTTCCACCAGTAGTTAATCCTACAGTGGATACAGAACTTCCAGTTCCAACAATATATCCATGAACATAGTCCTTTACCCCATCTACAATTTTTCTACCGTTACTTAAATCTGATATTAATGATGAATTTGTTGTTGTGGTAATTCCCAATGAACCAGTTCTAGGTAATGTTGTTAGTGGATTATTTGCAAGTTTTTGAACATATCCATTACTACTATCTAATGTTGGATTGTAGAAAAATACGGTTCCTGGTTGATTTTCAATAAATTGTGCTTTATAAAGTTTGAATTTAAGATCTTGATTTTGACACGCTGTCCATATAGATCCATTTTGAGATTTAAACAGACTTCCCATCGCCCATTGCTTCGAATAAGTTACAGCATCAATATTTGGAAGCTCTTTTGTATTGAGAGTTTTTTCCTCAAATTGTGCAATAAATAACTCATACTGATTACTATTTTCCGAAATAATTACAACAGCATATTCTTTTCCTGGTGGTAAATAAATTGGTTCATCAAAGGTTACTTTTGTTGGTACAGGTGTTGCTGAAACTATTATAGTATTTCCATCTGCATCCTTTCCTGTTACTATATCCGTTGGAATGTTGACTTCACTTGGTCTTAATGTAACTGAATTACCCATCACAACTCTTGTGGGTGTTGAAAATTCTACTGTTCTTATTTCGACCTTTACTGTAGCATTTCCACTATCTTTTTTCGCAAAAAATAAATCAACAGCAGTTAAAAATACACCATTAGAATCATCAGTTGCCAATCCTTCTCTAGAAGAATCGGGAGCCTCTATATTTCCAGCGACAACAAAAGATTGTGCGAGAGGATCAACGAATCTTTGAATCGTTGTTCTTGTATGGGTGTTTATTGTTGTTTGTGAAGTTGTTGTATTTGTTGTAAGATTAGTTACTGTTTTTGTTGTTAGATTTTTAGTGGTTGCCGTAACAGTATTTTCCCACTGTTCAAGTGTACCATCAGAATTGAAATTTGTTTCAGCAACTGAAGTGTCAGAATTTCCTGGAAGACCTGGATCGTTTGTTGAACTTGAACTCAACTTAAATGTTTTAGTTCCTGTAGAAATTCTTACAGTTGGAACTGGAACTGCATTTGGATCTCTTAAAAAGAATGTTCCAATCAAATCTCCAAAATTATCAGAAATAAGTCTCAAGTCACTTACAGTTGTGACAGCACCACTAGTCTGACCAACCAATTGCATACCTCTGAGCAAATATCCAGAGTACTTTCCTTGAGCCTCTTCTGATAGTGAAACAGTGTCAACATTCAAAACTTTTGATGATTGACTATATCCAGATGCTATAGATTCGGTTCTAATATATGGATTAATTGTATAAGTGGTGGATGGTGCATTATATGGACCATACTTATGATTTGGTGTTGCAACTCTGAATGAAATTAAATTTGCACCACCAAATGTTCCAATAACAGTTTCCCCAACTACAAATGCTCCGGATGTATTTGTTATCTCTATCAATTTAGGGATGAAATCGACTCCACTATTTCCATCAAGGAATTGGTAAAATTGTGTGGATGGTTTGACATTAGATACAGAAAATTGAATATTTCTGGATCTCATAAATGATTCATCGGAAGAGGATATTAATACATTTCTTATTGTAGTATCTGTATTACTTACAGTATCGGAACTTTCGGTAGTTGAGGTAGTTGAATTAGTATCAACGGCAGTTGATGATGTTGAACTATTTGTAGTTCCTGAGAATTCTCTTCTTCCGGTACGAACGGCATTTTCTATTTCAATATTCTTCTTACCCCTCACTCGTTTCAATCTTTCAGTTTCGCTAGTTTGTGTATTAATTGGAGACAAATCAACAGAAACATTACTAATTAGATTATTGGCAAGTGTTCTACTAGAATTTAATGTTATACTAATGTTTTTATCCGGAAGTTGAACTGTTCTGACCCAATTGTCAATTTCAGGACTCAACTTAATGTCACCCGTATAAACGATCACATTAAATGGATTTACATTTTCAACTCCTGTTGCAAATGCTTGTTCTATCCACCCAATAGAATCATACTTTAAGGTTACTGCTTTTCCTGTTTTTACTACATTTGGATCTAGTAACTTGAAATTTTCCGAAAAATCCAAATTTTCATCAGTAATTGCAGACTCAGGTGCAATTTGAGACTTAAGCGAATTTCTACTAGTAACAGGTGTTATTTCATTTGTGGATTCATTAACTCTAATAGAAGATACCTCTCTATTAATGAATGAATAATTTTTAAAATCATCTACAAAAAATCCACTCTTAAATCTGTTATTGCCTTCAGCATCTTGAATCTGTAAAGTCTGAGTATTTACTTCAAGTAAGGACAATGAAGTAACTCTCTCCAAGTTTTCTACCCTATCTTCAATTAAACCAATATCTCTCATTGTATA